TCAGGAAGAAGTTTCATTGCTGCGAATACATCACTGAGAATAAGTTCTTCGGCAGTATCGTCATCGGTTGTTGATGTGACCTTACCAGCAGAACCAATATTGTTTTCAAGACCAATGATACCGCCATAAGTAGACGATCCATCACCAGAGAAACATGCTTCATCTTCCTTCTTAGCAAACTGGTATGCGATCTCACCAGCAACGAAGTCACCAAGGTTCACAAGGCTGTCTTCGTTCAGCTCGTTTGAAACTGAGGTAATTACTGCGAGCTTCTTAGCGACAAGGTTAACTTGATCGAAGGTAGCAGTTGATTCAGTAATTGCAGACGCTTCACCAGTCCAGTACGCAGTAAGTCCACCAGATCGTCGTGGGATACGCTTGGTGTCTGAAGCCATAGGTTCAATGTGTGCGTTCTTACGAGCTACACCGTACTGCTCACGAAGGTTGATGAGCGTGCTACTAAACTCATCAGGAACAAGGTAACCACCTTGACTGTTTACGTTTTCGGTGTGACCTTTAAGCTGGATGCCATTGTTCTGACACCAGACCATAGACTTAGCGTGCCCACGACCTGCTGCAAGGAAACGACCAAACCGATAAGCGTTTTCGTCACTATCAAAGTTTCTGATGTTACTAGTCTTCTTCATTTCAATCCTTTCTGCTGACTTAACAAGTCCTGCAGATTTCTTCTTAGTTGTTTGTGCAAGCTCTTTACGAACGATGTTGGCAATAGCCTTTTCGTCAAGCTGCTTTTCTTCCTCTTCTTCTGCCTTGTCTTCTTCTTCCTCTGCCTTGTCTTCATGCTCTTCTTCGTCAGCCTTGACTTCTTCTTCTTCAGCCTCAGCTTCTGGCATGGCAATCATTACGTCGACAGTATCAGGGTCAATCTTTTCACCCTCTGAATCTACAATCTCAACATCCTTGAGGTAGAGAGCTTTGACACGCGCAAAGTCATCTTCACCTGTTTCGTCCAAAAGGATTTGTAAATCCTGTTGAACCTTTTTAAGTCTTACTTGTTTCATTGTTTTGTTTCCATGTTTAGTCTGCTTGGCTTTCTACTCGCCTGTGTAGGAGTAGTTATGCGATCAGCTCAAAGATAAATTTGACCACGCAGTTTGGCAATTGATTTGCGCACTGCACTTTTGTTATCGACAACAACCACCGTTTTACTTGGTGGCCGCAGTTTGATCTTGTGCTTACGTCTTGGTGAGGTAAGACGTATTTCATGGCTTGGCTCTTCTATGTCTACTCCAAAGAATGACTTACATTGGATAGGAGAAAGAAGACCCTTGCCGACAGCTTCAACAAGTGCGTCTTGATTAGCTGGCAGCGGTGCAACCGATACCTCAAGAAGTTTCCACCTGTTGAATACTCTCTTAACTTTAGAACCGTACTGATCACGGTCACGTTTTGTAGCAGCCCTGACTCCTCCATCTTCTGGAACGAATCCAACGCTGATACCTTTAACAACTCCCTGCTTAACTAATGATTCAGCTACTTCAGGAAAGAACTCACCCTTCACACCCTCTGTTCTTTTAGCAAAGGACAGGGTGCCGTACACAGAACCTTCTCCACGTTCTATGTTCTTGACGTTTCCAATAGGTATTGAATAGTCATGATTCCAAAATAGAATCGGGTTGTTTTCAAACTCTTTCGAGTTCATACCTTGTGGTATTAAAACTTCACCGTCACGATCAATAGACTCTGTACTGATCTTGGCAACGATACCTTTATCAGTAGCAGCTTCGACTGTCGCTTTGAGTTGCTTATGATTCATCCTAAACTCCTAAGTCAGCAATAAGACCACATCGACAGTTAGGATGTAGAGGTGGCCCTTCAATGTTTTCATAATCCAATGTCATCGTTCCTGAGTTGGTCTGTAGTGTCGTACCCTTTTCTACAAAAGGTTTTCCAAGTTCGGCTTTACCAAATTGCTTTGCGAATGCAGTGCAGTACACGCAACCTCCAGCAGCAAGTAGCCACTTCTTACCTTTAACAACACCAGACTCTTCATAGGCAGCGACCTGCCCACGTATAGCTGCTCTTGCGGTTTCAGTTCGTGCAATCATCGTTGCATGTGCACGTGTACCTCTCTTAGTGTCATTAGCTTTGCCTGCCCAGTCTTGTACACGCTTCGTTAGCTGCGGTATCGTTTCACCCTTTTGTATTCCATCGCCAAGAACTTTAGCAACTCGAACGTTGTAATGCTTCTTAATTTTATCGCTGAATTTAATCGTCTCAGCTTCAGTAATTTCTGCAAGTTTATTCCTTGTCTGCTTATCTACCTCGACACCGGGTGCAGCGTTCATAAGTTTCAACTGCTTTGCACCAAGTTTGATACCGTCACCGAGAGAAGAGCTTAGTGGTTTCTTTGATGTCTTCTGTAGTTCTTTAGCAAACTTTTCACCCATCGCATCAGCAACTAAATTCTTTGCTTCTTTCTTTGTTAGGTCTTTTCTTTTCTCTAAGTCTGAAACAACATCGTTGACTGCTCTACGCAAAACAGTGTTTAACTGCTTTGAAAACTGAACCCCACGTTCAATGAACTGTTCCTTGTTAGTCATGTTATCGACAGGTTTGAAATCTTTCATAACCCAAGGCATGTAGATATCTTCAGGTGGAACTTTATTGAAAATTAAGTCGCTTGATTTAGTGTGTCCTGTATGGTTTTTACAAGAACACTCATAATTCTTCTCTTCAGCTCTTTCGAGTTCTTCCAGTTTTCTTTCTGCCCAACCTGCTCCTGCACCACTTGGATCATTAGGATCACCGCCCCAGAGAAGCCAAGCTATAACTCCTGCTGATGGGTAGTCTTCGTGACTTGGATTAGCAGCTGGTGCATCTAGGTCTACACGGTGTCTGCTGAAGAAACTGTGCATGCGGTTTACAGTTTCAGGACTAAGGTTGTCACGGTTCTTAATGTTTCTTGCTCTCGCAACTCCTACCTCAGTACCACCCCTGCCATGCTCTTCACGAAGTTTAAGACCACGCTCTGCAAGGCTTGCCATTTCAGAACTAGGTTGTAGGTCAACGTCATCTATTGCCTTGTCGTGACTTTCTCCGGTTAGCTCGGTGTAGTCTTCCATCTTGTCGCAAGGCATATAAACTGTTTCACCACGAAGTTCATGCTCGTGCGAACCTGAGCAGCCTAGTCTTTCAGCAGCAGCTTCTGCTTCTTCTCTCGTTGCATAGACTTCCCCAAGTCCATCGTCATCTTCAATAGCATCCTTTTCCTCTTCCTCCTCAGGCTTGCTATATCCATACTGTGCTTGCACGATCTTAGAAGCACGATCTGAATCAATACCAGCAGCTTCAAGTAATCCTTCTGCTGCCCCTGCAGAAAGAGAACCAGAAGAAACTGCTTCAGCAATCTTTAACATCGAAGCAATCTGTGGACCTGTCAAAGAAGTAGTTTCAACGCTTGGTTCTTTCTCAGCACTCTGCTGTTCTACTTCTACAGGTTCAGACTCTTCTACTTCTTCCATGCTCATAAGACCTAAGCCACCAGCAGGTGCAGCAGTAGCTCCTAGTGGTTGTCCGTTTATGAGTGGAGTATCAGCGAGTTCATCGTCATAAGGCTCTCTACCTTCAGCAAGACGTGCCTCATTAATAGTCATCCAGCCACCAGATACAGCAGCTTGTGTTTTAGTTAGGTTGAATTGTTCGTCTCGTGGTACAGGGCTGTCATAACATAGGACTGCTTCACCTTCAAGTCCGAACATAGGAATCAAAGACTGGTTCAGTTCATCTTCGTCCATGCGAAGTAGTGGAAGAATTGTTCCTTCTCTCCACTGTCCATAACCTGCGGTTGCACTAGCAAGGTTTGGATCGTTAGCTTTGAGAAGCGTAACAGGTACACCAAACACAGCAGCTATTTCTTCAACTACTTCTTCTCTGCCACTAAGGTCTTTAGGTGGGAAGTTCAAAGGTGTAAGTTGTACGTCACCGGTCATCGCAAGGAATCTTCCAGCCTTACGTGTACCCTGTAGTTTTTGTGCAACGTGTTCTTCAAAACGGTTAAGAGTAGTTTCACCGGAAGGGCCATTAACAATTACAGCGTAGTCAGGTCGTGCATGGTTTCTATATGTCGCTGAATCCATTTCGTGAATAGCTTCATTGATTCCAATAGTTCCCCAAGCTGCTTCTACTTTGCCCATGCCATAGAAAAGGTCTTTCGGGTTAGGTCTCCTGAAGTGAATCACTTCACTCTTATCAAACTCAAGTATTTGATTACCCGGTTGACCATAGGCATAACCTTTGACAAACTCTTTTCGATCTGGTATCACCTGCGTCCACTGCGATGGCATAGGCCAGAGCTGGTCAGGAACTCCTAACTGCTCGTTGTAAATAGCTGCCATGTAAGCGTTGCCTGTTAGCTCTCCATAAAGGATTCGCATAGCAGTTAAATCAAAGCCGTTGTAAAACGGGTTCACGTTATGGAGTAGATCAATAATTGGATGGGGATCAGTAACCTCTTCAAAGTCATCACCCATTTCCATTAGCTTGCGAATAGTTCTTGAAGAAGGTGCGGCCATACCGGGACCATCTCCAAGCATGTACTGCTTTCTGTGTAGTGGAACCTTCTTAGTGTCGTAGAGTTTAGTGCCACCCTTGCTTCTAACGTAAAGACGTAGTGGAGTAGCTGCACAAGCAAAAGCGTTTATAGAAGCTGCAGCGTGTACCCAAGAGTGAAAAGAGTTTACAGCAAGTCTTTGGTCAAACGGTGGCCGCTTTTCACCTAACGCTCCACTACCCTCAACTAACTGAATGCTAGCTTCATTAAATTTATCTGTATCGGTTAGACGCTTGAAAAGCTGTTTGATCATCATAAGACCCTATAAGAGAAAGCACGCGAGCTTGCAGTTGTTTTACCGTGTACTGCTAATGCTAACGCACAGACACCATCATCGTGTGAACCGGACGGTGCTTCATAACGCACTCCTGTCCGTGTATATGTAAACTCAAATGCCTCAAGTTCAGTTCTAAGCCAACCATCTGGAAACGTGATCTCAGCAGATTGTATTGCAATCGCCAAACCTTCCATTATCTGTTGTTTAGATCGGCTAGAAAAGTTAAAGCCCTGTACGTTTTCACAAGTCTGTTGCAGGGTTTCAACTACAGGATCGCCAACCCCAGTAGAATCCACTATGGCAAAGTCATTACCTATCATGGCAGATAGTTTCTTTTCTGTCATCTTCCAAGCACCCTGCCATCTTTCAAGTCGACACACAGAACCTGTTTCGTCAAGACCTATAGCAACTGTGTAGTCGTGTGACTTAGCTAGGTCAACTCCCCATACGACTGGCTTAAGATTAGAAACAGGTGCTATGCAATCGGCAATAGCAGCCATAGAAAACGGGTTTCCACCATCGTCAGCTGGTACTCCTTCATACTCTTGGGCAAATACTTCTGGTGGTAAGTCACGCCTTGCAGACTCGACTTCCTCCGCAGGCATGAATGGATTGTTTAATGTAGGCAACCGCCAAGACTTCCAGTCGTTGTCTCCAACTTCTCCTTTTCCAAACAGCCTGAAGAAGTAACCACGACCCTTGGGTGTTCCAAGCATCCATGCACTACCTCTGTAATCTGTCAGGGTAGGTCTTATCGTTCCATTCCAAGATTGTTCTAAGTCTCTAATGATTCCAGCTTCATCGATAATCACTAAAGAGTATTTGCGACCACGACCACTATCTGGATTATCTAAAGACCAGACATCGAGTATGCCTCCAGTCAGTAGTTCGATTCGCATTTCTGATCTGTTAATACTTACAGCTGCTGGTCTGAAGGTAGAGTCAA